TATTACACTCCGCAACTTATTGTACGATTTAAAAAGAGAAGAGAAAAAAATACACTACGTAGGAGTTGAGGGTCTACAGTCTAGAGAAGATGAAGAATATATAGAAGATCCGAATATATACGATAAACATAAAACTATAACTGAGTGGTTAGAGCACCCAGAATTTTTAGAGCTACTACAAGCCGAGACTTTTATTAAAGACTTTACAAAAGATAAAATGCAGATATATTATTTACGACGCATATTTGAAGAGGTCTTTGTAGAAGGCAAGAAAATTGCAAAGCTAAGCAGAGACAGTAAAATAACTTACTGGTCTTTACGTAACACAATTAAAATAATAAAGAAACAAATAAAAAAAGAATATGAGACTAGGCACACTCTTAGAGAGAATATTTAAAGCTACTGGTATTAAATGGCTAGTAGAGAAGATAGTCATAGATTTTCTAGGCTACGAGAGCTGCGGTTGTGAACGCAGACGAGATAAACTAAACGAACTTACAATAAAAAGAAAATGACCGATAAAGATTTTGATTTCTGGACACAGTTTAGATCAAACACTTCTACCAGAATAACATACGACGAGCTAAAGCGTATAGCACAAATGCACGCTGAGTACTATAAGCATACTTTTTTTATACCGTGCAGCTGTAACAAAAAGAAAATACAAAAGTTTATAGACGACATAAATAAGGTTTATGAAGCTAGAGCAAACGCATAAATACGAAGAAGCCGTTATAGCGTTTCTAAACATAGACGGCTGGAGTCTAGTACATACTGGCGATAGTATGCTGCCTTACGATGCGATAGGCTACACACCTAAAGGCAACAAGTGCGTAGTAGAGCTAAAGTTTAGAACTAAATACTATGACACTAAGGTTATAGAAAAATACAAATACGACAAGCTAATGGAGCTAGAAGACACAGTCAAGTTGTACTATGTCTTTGACCCTAAAGGTAATTATCTATTCTGGCTAGACAGTATTGAAAACCTAGAGCAAAGCACACTTAAAATGCCAGCTACGACTTACTGGCAAAACAATAAAAAAGAGACAGAAGTATATTTATTACCAGAAAGTAAAGCCAGTGTTTCGTATATATACCCAGAAGGTTTTTAACAAACGACCTTTTTTTTTAACAATATTTTAATATATTTGGGTTATGAATGAAAATGACAATAACGTACTAGACATAGAAGAGTACAAGTACTACACTGATTTTCAAGAAGCTAGCGACATATTACAGAGCTGGTATAAGCAGAAGCCTACTAAGGATATGCGACGACTATTCAACGCCTTTACTGATATAAGCGTTTACGTAACACAGATGCAGCAACGGCAAAGGGTCTACGACGAGCAGTTAAGCAAGTTTAGATCCGCAAAGCTAAGAGCTGTAGAGCGTGCGAGAAGAGCAGAAGAGAAACTAAATAAAATAGAAAATGCCTAAATATGAAATAGAGTACTGGGAGTACACCTGGAGATATGATATGTACGATATTAAGTACATAGACATAGAAGCAGACAACGAAGAGAAGGCTATTAAGAAAGCCGAAGACTTAACTAAATTTTCAAAGAAACACAGAATTTACAAAGTATATGCAGACAGTTAAATTACTAGACGGTAACCACTGGGACAAAGACAAGCTCCTAGACAAAATGGTAAACGACGACTTTTACTACGGCGAGCTTAACAAATTAGCATTAAGCAGCTCCAGTTTAAAATTGTTACTAGATAGCCCAAAGTCGTACTACTACATCAATAAGTACGGTAACGAGCAAACGCAAGCCCTTAGATCTGGCTGGCTTCTACATACCGCCGTCCTAGAGCCTCAGAAATACGACAAGCTAAAGTTTATACCAGTTAAGAGTAAAAACACTAAGGCGTATAAACTAGCAGTAGAAGAGTATGGACAAGTATTTACGCAAACAGAAAAAGAAGAGACCGAGAGACTTGTAGACGCATTACTAAAAAACCCACAAGCTATCAGTCTATTAAGTGACTCAAAGACAGAAGTGCCTGGTATACACGAAGACATATTCGGTATGCCGTTTAGAGGCAAGGCAGACATACTTAAAAACAAAGGTGGCATAGTAGATCTTAAAACCACTGTAGACGTACAGAACTTTGACAAGAGTGCATACCGTTTTCGTTATTACTTACAAGTATATCTGTACTGTCAAATCTTTGGCTGTGACTACAAAGACTTTACTTTTTTATGTATATCTAAAAACACGCTAGACGTAGGTGTCTGGAATGTAAGCAAAGACTTTTACGAGTATGGCAAGCGAGAAGTAGAGAGAGCTATAAAACTATACAAGACATTTTTTGTAGAAGACTTTGACCTAAATGATTATACTATAACTGGTACGATATGACAGATTTATTAGCAGCCTTTGTGTACTTTTGTTTTTTTATGCTAGGCTATATGATAGCAGATTTAAGTAAATAATATGGACTTAGGCGGTTTATTGACTAGTTTAGTGGTTTCTGCTTTTTGTTTGTTTATAGGGTATTTAAAAGGATATGAAGACGGACAAAGAGACAGATAACTGGACTTGTTTGGACAGCTCGTTTTGCTACGCTAAATGTGACAAGCAGTGCGAGACTTGCAAGCAATTTGACCAGAGAGTAAAAGAAAATACACAATGAAAATTGAATACTTAGAAAGCGTTAATTGTTTTGTAGAGTATAGGTGGAATAATAAAGCTAATATGTATCAGTTTTTGTATTACCCATCAAATTCTAATAACCAGCCAAACCTAGACTTTCCTAAATGGGAAAACGAAATAGATAACAAAGAATTTCATTTGGCTATTATTAGTAATTTTAAAGACCATAAAAAGAGACAGAAACTCTATAAGCAAAAAACAAATAGATGAAGCCTAAAAAATACACTATGCTACAAAGAATAGAACGCCTGGAGCGTACCGTAGCGAAACTTTATATACTAATCGAAAAACTATACAATGACAACCCACAAGAAGATAGGAGATCTAGTAATTAATCTGACTGGTATTAACATATACCAGAAGTGCAAGAAACAAGAAGTAGTAGACGCACGCTGTTTGTTTGACTATATAATGAGAGAAAAATGCAAATCGACTCTTTACAAAATAGTAGAGCACTACAAGAAGCAAGGGCTATACAGACATCACGCTACTATAATACACAGCTCTAAGCTATGGCAAGACGTTTGCAGACGTAAGCCAGAATACAGACGACACTTCGCTACTATAATAGGCACAGAGTTAAGCAACGCACAGTATCAAAATGCTTACGAGCTAGTACATAAACTAAAGACTAAAAAACAGTTAAGACAGTTTAGAACTATTATGCAAGAGATTATAGCATAGCAAAAAACAATTTTTTACGTTATATAGATATGCCACACGATAATTCAGACCAGAAACAAAAGATGCTAGAGACCTTAGAGTACAACTTAGGTATTGTATCTAATAGCTGTTTAAGTGCTAATGTTTCTAGATCTGCACACTACAAATGGTTAAAAGAAGATCCAGTCTACGCACAAGCTGTAAACGACATTCAAGAGACAGCTATTGATTTTGTAGAAAACAAACTATATGACCAGATAAAAAAAGATAACATTACTGCTATAATTTTTTTCTTAAAGAGCAAAGCGAAACACAGAGGCTACTATGACAAGCAAGAAATCGCTATGCCAGAAACTAAAAAGTTTACAGTCAAAGTTATTGAGTAGTGCACATAGATACAAACGTAGTCTGGTCTCACTTAGAAAAAACAGACAAGAAAATAGTTATAGAGCAAGGCGGTACACGCTCTGGTAAAACTTATAACATACTTCTCTGGTTAATATTTGACTACGCCGAAAACAATACTGGCAAGACTATCTCAATATTTAGAGTAACCTACCCAGCTCTTAGGGCTACGGTTATGCGTGACTTCTTCGACATTCTAAACAAATACGATTTATACGTAGAGGCAGACCACAATAAAAGTAATAGCGAATACAAGCTAAACGGTAACCTATTTGAGTTTATATCAGTAGACCAGCCATCTAGATTAAAA